TTGAGCCTCGCCAGCAACGCCGCTTCCTCATCGGTAACGGGCGTTGCGTAGCTGTCGTAGAGCTCGCGCAAGTGGAACGGCCCCTTGATCGCTTCTCTCAATCGCTTGGCGTTCTCGGGAGAGGAGAGGAGGTGTTCGGTGTCGTTCCTCATTGCGGGCGTCCGTATCGGATTCGGTCATGCAGCCGGATCAGCCCCAAGATGATCGAAACGAGGCCGGCGATGATGGTTACGCCCAGCGCGACGCCCTGCCAGAAGCTGAACGCCGCCACTCCGGCGCTAATCCAGGTTGCTGCGTCCAACATGCGGTGGTCGCTGGTCACGGCTCTTCACTCACTGGCGGCACTCCGCTAGATGGGGGGGTGTTGGCACTACTTGAAAAGGTGACTCTTGAGCGGCTGTGCGCGCCGTTTGCATGGCTAACCCGCCGCCGGCTCAAACATGCCGGGCGCGGCAGTTACGTCAGTCCGTTCATCCAGGGGATCGGGCTCGATTGCGTCACGCTCGGCAATCGATCGCGGATCAATCGTTACAGTCGCATCCTCGCCTTAAAGCGGCGTGGCGAGCAGCGTTTTTCCCCGTCGCTGGAGATCGGCGACGACGTGAATATCGGCTTTGGCTGCGTGCTTTCGTGCGTTAACCGGCTGACCATCGGAAACGATGTGCTGATCGCCGATCACGTTTACATCGCCGATTCAAAGCATGGTTACAGCGACCCGAGCAAGGGCGTTGCTCGGCAGTCGCTAGCAGTGGGCAGGGTTGAAATCGGGGACGGTGCGTGGATCGGCTACGGCGCGGTCATTGCCGGTGAGATTACAATTGGCGAGCATAGCATCGTCGCGGCAAACAGCGTCGTTACGAAGTCGGTTGAACCTTATACGATGGTCGGCGGCGTCCCGGCGAAAGTGCTGAAACGCCTGCCTAGAAGCGCGGAGAGCGCGGGCCGTATTTGATCCACAGTTCCTCGGCCTGGCGGCGCATCCGGTCTTCGGACCATCCGCCGAGCGCGAACCCGGCGACGAAAGCTGCGATAGACACAATCCAGAGCATCCCTTTTGACTAGCAGAACTAGCTCCTGAATGCCAGAACCGTGTAAGTGCCGCTGGTCGGGGTGAGCGCGCCAGCTGTCGGGTTGACGAACCGAATTGCTAGGGTATCGGCCGCCGATACTCGCGCGCCAGCGATGCCGGTGGCGTTGGAGATTGCGGGCGGGTTTACAATCACTTTGTCCGCCGTGGTCAGTCCGCTCACCGTAAAGGTCTGTTCGGCGACGGTCGCCGCCGCTACCGACGCAGGCGTGATGGAGGGAGTATAGACTACCGCCTTCGTCAGCGCCGTTCCGCTGCCGATGGTTGTGCTCAAGGGCGCAATCGCTTGACCCGCGATCTTCGCAACCACCGTCGCAGCAGCCAGCGTGGTTGCCAACGAGCCCGCCGAAGTCGTCACATCGCCCGTTAAGGTCGGGAAGGCTGCCGCCGTCAGGATGCCCGAGGAAAGAACAGTCGAGCCGTTATACGACAGCACCTTGCCCGATTTGATGTCGAGCCCGCTAGCGCTGTAGCTGAATGTAGCGGCGGCGCTGGAATAGAAGTTCACGGTGACGCTCTGGTCGGAATAGAAGAGGATCGTCCCGTTCGAATTGTAGATATCGTAATTGGACGCCGCGTCGGCTGACGTGAAACGGGAATACACGCCCTTGTAGTGGACGATGCCGCTGTCATCGAGCGTGATCGTGCCGACCGTGCTGTTTGACGTTCCGAACTTGCCCTTGTTCTGATAGTATCCGCGGCTGATCCAGATGTTGTCGCCCGTGCCGCTATTGTCGGTAATCGTGACCGTGGCGGGGGCGCCAGTCGTCCCCTCTACTTGGCGAAGATCAACAAAGTTCCTGCCACCGTTGCCGGCATCAATTTGTAGCGCGAGGGCTGAAGTGTCGGCCTCTTTGTAAGCCCCGTGGAATACGCTCGCGCGGGAGACCGCTCCGAGTCGGATTGAGCCGCTGGCATTGTTCGCCAGGTGCGGATCGTAAAACGTGTTTCCGAGAAAGCTGTTTTCGTAGATCGCGAACTGGCCGTTGTTCGTGCAGTCCAATTTCTGGATAGAGCAGCGATTGGAATCGACGCCGTATGTCGCAAAGCCATTCTTGAAATTGTCCCAACAGCGCAGATTCTCGATGATGCAGTTGTTCGAGTTGATCGAAGTGTCGGAAATAGCGGGCGCTGAGAGGATATAAAAGCCGTTGCCCTCAAAACCCTGGACGACGACATCGATAATGTGAGAACCATTGGCTTGAAGCATGACGCCGCAGCCAACGCCAAGTGCGGCATTCGCGTCTGATACCGCAACCGATCCAGATCCCTTGATACAGATGCCGCGAAGTCCAGAGCCGGCGCCCAGTCCAGCCGAGCCGTTCTTGATCCGAATTGCGCCCGAAAGCCCGGCCGGGAACAGCAGGATCGTGCCGATGTTCGGCTGAACACTTGCGCCAGATCCTTCGAGGACGATTGGTGCGGAGTCCCATAGGAGTTGGGAATTGCACTTGTAGGTCTTAGGTTGAAACTTGACCGTACCGCCGCCTGAGCCAACAACGTAATCGATGGCGTCTTGGATCGCCTGATGATCGTTGGTCGTGCCGTCAGCAACAGCTCCGAACATCTCCGGGGTAACGGCCGTGGCCGCAGCCTCGGCCAGCACCACAAGATCCACCATGGGGATGGATTCGATACGGCGGACAAACGTCGCGCTGTCGGTGGCGTAAATGTCGAGATGATAGGTGCCGCCAGTAATCCAGAAACTGACATTGCCATCGCTGTCCACCAATGCTGCATCGGCGACATTGGAAACCGAGATGATCGGCGTCGCGCTTTCGTCGGCATACAACGACGCCGCCGTTCCAGTGGTGGAATCGACCGCGCGGACATAATAGCCGATTAGCGCGTCACCCTTGGTATTGGTGATCGCCTCGAAGAAATGGAACATGCTGCTTTAAGTCCTGGTGAAGGTGACGGTGCAGGTGTCGGTGCCGCTGACGCCGAGGCTATCGGTTGCCGTGCAGGTCATCATGACCTCGGCCGACGCGGCGGGTTCGTTACCGGTTCGCTTGAACTTCGTGGTGGCGAGGGTCGGCGAGACGGCGGCGGTTTGCGTGCCCTCGTTGCTTTCCCAAGAGTAGGTGTAGGGAGCGAGGCCGCCCGAAGGGGTCGCCGTGGCCGACGCAGTGGTTGTCAGAATTGCGGTCGATCCGGTCACGCTCAGCGTGGAAGGCGAGACCGAGAGGACGACGGTTCCCCCACCGCCGGAGCCGCCCCCGCCACCAGACCCACCTCCGCCGCCGCCACCACCAGACGGAGGGGTGAAGTTAGCGACAGTTCTCCACGCTCCGCCCGAGTAAATCTTGACCTGAACGATGTCCCGCCAGCGCCCGCCCTTGTAGATTTTGAGGGCGGAGATGTCCTGCCATCCGCCGCCCCTGAAGACCTTGAGCGGCATCAGTATTGAAAGACCTTCGTGCCCTCGGCCGGCGACGATGGAAGCGCTGCGCCGGTGGTCTGGACATATTCCTTGCCGCCCGTGAGGCTCGAGCTTGCGTAATAGGTATAAGCCCCGGCGCCGCTGCGGGTGATGTCGCCGGTCACGGTCCCGCCGGCGAGAGGCAGGTAAGACCCGGACGGCGAGGTGATGGTGAGGCTGTAATCCTTGATCTGCGCCATGATTTCACGAAGCGCGTTGTTCACGTTCGCGGCGGGGCAGTTCTCATCGATGTTGATGCCGCCGACGGTTGTGTTTGACGCCGCCGTGCTCGACCAGTCGCTGACCGCCATGTGGCTGTCTCCGTTGTTTTCTCGTGGGTTTTCGGGTAAATTTGCTCGGTGGATCGCCTCTCAACGGCCCGTGAGCGTGTTTCTCATGTGCGCGCGGAACTTCATTCGCCCGCCCGGACGCTTCCGTGTGTTCAGTGCCGGTATTTCGAGCTGGTCTGCACCCACCCGGCCGCGATTGGACTCAAGGTCAGTCCGGTCAGCGGAAGGGCGAAGGCGGATTATCCCGCAGCGGATAAAGTCAGGGCCGAGGACGGCGCCTGCGGCCCCGAGGGGGCTCTATTCGACTCCCGCTCTCCCGGCGGCTTGGCGGTGGTTTCGGTCCTGACATCTAGACTCGGCCCGTGGCTGATTTTCCTCGGGCTTATGATCCTGCTGGATGGGTTACTGCGGTAACTCGGGCTGGTAGAAATAATCGCGAGCCGCTCCTGAGCCGAACATGCCTGCCATCCTCGCCCGGTTGATGAGGTAATCCCCGATTTTGACGATGCGATCGGGGCGGTCCCCGAGAAGCGCCTTCTGAAGGATCTTCTGACCCGGCTTGCTGTAGAGCGCGGCGACGGCAAAGGGGATGGATAGGCCCAGCTTGCCGCCTTCAATTCCGCCTTCGGCGCGATTATCCGGATTCAACGCCATGCCGACGCCGCCGCCCAAGCCCCCACCGAAGAGCGTCGAATAAAGCAGCGCTCGACCAGCTGTCCCGCTATCGGGAACCTGGTTGGGCATCACGTCCATTCCCGCTGTGGTCAGATCATAGAACGGGCGATTGCCGGAGACGGCCGCTGTCCTGCCCCCGAAATTGCGGGCATTGGCGAGCGATGCCGTGTTGAGGCGGTTGGCGCTGAACAGTTCGCCTCGAGCCTGCGTCGGGCCATTGTCGAGGGCGGCTGTAATCGTGTTGAACTGCTTGTTGAGGCCGTTCGCGCTGGCAAGATTGCTCTGCAAATCAGATGGCGCCTGACGTTGGGCGAGGCCGAGAAGGTTGTTCTCCATGTCGCCCAACGTGTCGATGGCCCCTTGCGAGAACTCCTTGCCCCGAAGCGATGCCTTGTCGGACTTGACCGACCGCAGCGCCTGTTGCCAGTCGCGTCCGGTCAGCGCGGCGTTGCTGGCGGCGTTGTCGATGACATTGAGGCTGGTTCCGATCTCTTGTCCGTATTTGGGGAGGTTCGGCAGGGTCGCGCGGACGCCCGCTTGGGATCCAGCAAATTGCGCGTCCAGCGGCAACGAAACGGGATCGAGGAAACTATAGGCGTTGCGGAGATTGCCGGACAGCTCCTGGACGCCGGGCGCCCCGGTGATGCCCGAACCCCCGGCTTCGCGGAATGCGGCGGAGTTAAAGCCATGCTCACCCCTGCGGCGGGCAGAATTGATAATCGCATCGAACACCGGAAGGCCAGCTGCGCGATCCTCTATACCTCCAACCGCCTTGCCCAACACGTTATCCGAGCCGTGGCCGATCTGGCCAATGGTTAGCGGAACACCCAGATTGTCGAGATACTGAAGCGACTGGTTCTTAACCCCCGCCAGAGTGCGACCAGTGGCCTTCTGCGCCCCGCGCCCGAACATCCCGCCCAGCGTGTTCGTAGCCGCGCCACCAAGCGCCCCAGCTAGTGGATCACCCCCGCTATCATCACCCGAGCCGTAGTAGCCGCCGTAGAGAGCATCTGCACCCCTGCGTCCCCAACGGGTCGCCATGAGCGCGTTCGCGCCGGGAATCCGCCCCAGACCAGCCTCAAACAGCGCCTGTCCCGCGATGTCGCCGCCAAGGGATGCGAGCGGATGGTTTGTGCGCAGCATCTCCATGCCGGTTTTGGCCATTTCGGGATCGCCCGAAAGCTTGCCAATCAGCGAGGCGCCGCGATCCCCGGTGAGAGAATTTCCGGCGGCGACGATACCGGATTCGGCCGCGCCAACGGCATCGTTCTGCGAAACCTTGTTGAACAGGCTCCGCGCGCCAGACATCGGAACTTGCTTGGTGTAGAAGCTGGGGCCAATCGGATAGGGCTGACCGGGATTGGCACGCTGCCAGCGCTTGAAATCGTCGGTTTTGCGGAACTGAAGCGCCTGCTGGATCGAGGTATCTGCGGGGTTGATGCCGGTCTTTTGCAGAACGTCGATGATCTGCGCATCTGGAACGCCTTGGGCGATCATCGCGCCGACTCGTTGGCCTGTGGCTCTTAGCGCAGGGTCGATCTGATCGCGGGTCTGACCTGTGGCTGGCGCCATATGATCGGGCTGCGGGGGCTGGGCGCGGGGCTTTGCTCCACCCTGTTTCGCCCGCTCCGCATCAATGCGCGTCTGGATATTACGTAGCTTTTCCTCGATCACCGCGTCCGAATCGTTCGCGGAGGGCGTGTTCGCCTCCATGAACTGGCGCGCCTCGAGATCGGACTGAGAGCCGACGCCTGGAATACGGAATGCCGCCTGGAAAGGATTAATCAGGCCCTGTGCCGCCGAATTGAAGGCGCTGACATTCGGCTGCATCGCGTCCGGAATGACGCTGTTGACAGCGTTGGGAAGCCCTCCCTGAAGACGCTGGCGATAGAGTTCGCCAACCCGGTCCATCTGGGCCTGCAGGGCGTCTAGTGCCGAGCCCTTGCCGGCCTGTAGCTGCGCAAGCTCCGCCTGGGTTTTGGCGAGATTCGCCTGCGCGATTTGAAGATCGGTTGCGTTCTTCGCATTGGCTACCGCCGCCTGCGCCTCGGCAATACGCGCCTGCGCCGCAGCGGCAATCGCGTCCGCCTGCGCCTTTGCCGGATCGCTCGCCGAAGCAACCGCCTCGTTTTGCGCCTTCGCAACCTGCGGAGCCAGTCGGGGATCGACAAGCGGATTGTTCATCGGGTTGGACGGTGCCGGGGTAAGCAGGCGCACGGGATTGCCCTGCGCGTCCGTCTCCCAGATGTTGCCGGCCTGATCGCGCGCTTTGCCCACTAAAATCCCCTCGTGCCAAGGCGGCCGAAATACGGAACCCGGCCAACGCCGAGTCCCTGAACGTGCAGATGGTCACTCTCCGGAATGATCTTCACCGCTGGTCCGAAATACTGCCGAAGCGCCGGGACGGATGTTCCGATATAATCCGCCGCGTCGCCAGTTAGATGATGGCTGTTGGGCACCCCACCAACGAGCCTGTTGCCCTCAAGCGTTCTGCGGCCAGAGGTCATGTGCCCCGGAGCCTTCGTCGGGTCAGGGAAAGCCGCGCGGAGGCAGCGCCCCCGCACCTCCTTCGTCAATAGGGGTGAGCGTTCCGACGGGTTTGGTCGGTGCCTGTGGAGATACCGACGAATACGGCATCGGCCCGTAAGGTGTCATGACGATCGGGTTGGTCTTCGTCTTGAGATACTGGTTCGCGGCATCATCGCCGAGCGTCGAGCGAATGAAGTTGTAATCGTTTACCGTGTCGTTGTTCGGCACCTCTGGATTGGCGCGCTTGTAATCGTAGAGCGCCATCTGATCCTGAAGCTGCTGCCGACGCTGCTGCTCAGCCAGCGCTTCGCGGCGCTTCATTTCCTGCGCCTGCTGGATCATCTGCATGTTCTGCATGCCGACCGGATTTCCGGTTCCGGCAAGATAGCCGTTCAGCGCGGCGACGATCGCTTGTCCGATGCCGAATTTTCCGCCGAACATCCCGCCGCTCTTCGTGGGGGCGTAGGACTCGAACGGCTGCGGTTGAGTGAAGATCGGATCCATTTACTTGAACGCCCCCAAGAGGTTGGCACCGAACGCGGGCGACAGGAGCGACATTCCGAGCTTTGGATGCGCCCCCATCAGCGGCGACAAGAGCATCAGCGGGTTGAGGCCGCCGTGGCGATGCTGCTGGTCAGACTGGAGCTGGTCGGATTGCCCCATCGGCGGCATCTGCGCCACTGACTGCATCGCGGGCTGCTGGCCGCCAAACATTCCGCCCTTCTGGTGCATCATCTGCATCAGCTGAAACAGCTGCATCGGGTCCATTACATGTCCCCCAGAGCAGCGTAGTTGACGCCATCGTAAACACCGCCGACAAAGCCCTTGACGAACGCCTGCGGGCGCAGCTTCTCAACCTCGTCAGCAATCACACCTTCTTCTCGGTGGCCGTCGGGGTTGCTCTTCCAGTTCCATGAATACCAGCCAAGGCCGTCCTGGGCGCGGAACTCCAGCTTGATCTTGGTTTTCAGCCTGCGGTCGGAGGCCATGATTGCGGCCGAGCCGAGCGATGCGCCGGCGCTCAGAAGCCCGTTCATCCATCCGCCGGGCTGCTGACCGGTCTGCTGGCCGTATCCGCCATAAAGGTTGCCGATGTTCCCAAGCGCGTTGGCGCCGTAGTAAGGCAGCTGGCCCGCAAGCTGCTGCGCGCCAAGCAGGGGCGTGTAGCCCGCGAACTGCGAACTTGCGTAGCCGGGAAGCATCCCCGCCGCCTGGCTCTGGATGCCCTGATTATACTGGAGGTTCTGGAGCATTGGCGCGAGCTCGGCCTGGGTGACGCCGCGTGCAAGGTCGGTAGCATGACTGCCCGATCCAGTCCGCCCCGACGTGGAGAAGGCCGAGTTGACCGCATTCCCCGCCTGCTGACCGGCGTAGTTGCCCAATGCTTGTGCTTGTGCCTGACCGGTGTTGAGGAAATTCGGCGAAAGGGTCGAGTTGAGATAGCCGAAACCGGGCTGGAGCTGGCGCGACTGCTGCCCGATCTGCGCCTGAATACCGGGAATAGTGCTGCCAGTAAGGCCGCTTTCGATGTGCGACAGGTTGCCGGCATTGTTATTCACTATGTCGCTGATGCCCTGCCCGGCACCGAGTAGGATCGGTTGCGCTGGCGCCCACGGCGTTGATGTGCTCGTGGTCTTGCTGGTTTTCTTACCCATGTTCCCCTAGCTTCCGCTCGAACAGCCAGTGATCTTCAACCGGCTGACATTGTGCCCACCCATGGGGCCGGAGAGCCTTCGCCCATCCTGCCCGCCCAATCGCGATCATGCGCGTGGCTCCCGCCTCCTGCGCCGCCGCCCCAATCACTTCATTCAATTGACCCAGCCAGCGGCGGTGGTCGCGTCCGCCGACAAGCTTCACCTCAACGTATTTGTCAGTGCTCAGCCATGCTGTAGCGGCGGCGAGCAGTTCATCGCCGTCCATGACCACAAACAGCACTTCGTCATCATCGAGGACGCTTGGGAACCCGCCCCTTGCCCGTGCCGGCTCGAGATAGGCTTCGACTTCCGGCCACTGATTCCACTTGCGAGGATCGGCAACCGAACCAACGATCACGTTCCGATAAGCCCGTGGGTCAGCAAGGCGTCCTTGAGCGCCTTTAGTTCGCGGGTTGCCCCTTGGACGGCGTTCGCGATATTCTGCACTTCGGTCTGCGTAGGCGGGTTGCTGATCGTGGGGGCCGTGTAAGTGGCCTTCGCCCCCTTCTCCGCAGTCCCAGTGTCGGCAGTCCATCCCGTCGAACGCGCGCCGACAACCTGGATCGTCGCCACCTTGTACACACCGGTCAGATCGACATTCACCGCCGTCAAGTTGGCCGTAAGCGCAGCGCCACCTGTGATGCTCATTGGGCGGTCAACCAGCAGGGTCGCCTGATCCGAACTCAGGTCGAGCGCGTCAGTCTTTCTCCGGGCAATGTTGAGCGAGGTTGCCACCTGCCGGGGGTCCGACAGATGCGAGACGCGATAGGTTGTCTGCACTAGCGGCCATCCCCCGCCTCGGACTCAATCTCACAGCCCTGAATGAACGACCAATCAGCCCCTGCGGGAATCGTCACCTCAAGCGTGTTGTAACGACCGTTGGCGCGGATCGGCATCTTGCCGTTGGTTCGCATGGTCGATGCGGCTTTTACCCCTTCCGCATCGCCGATCCTCATTCGCGCGTCGATTGTTGCCGAGGCGCTGTTGGCATCGCTAATCAGCCGGACAGCCCTGATGCGCGATCTGCGGCCAGGTGTAGGCTCGATGTTGTCAAGCCTTAGCGTTGCCTCAAGGTTGTCGCCAGTCAGCGCATAAAGCGTGTCGTCCGAACAGGCTAGCATCAGCACCGGGTTTCCGCCTTGCAGCGACGGATCGTCAAGGCTCACCGACACTGAGTCCAAGTCGCCATAAACTGCGTCCAGCGAGTCAAGAGGAACCCCGGTCGAGTAACCGCTGAGCAGCCCGTTAACATCAATCTCGATGACCGAGGCGCGCTTGAGTACCCAATTATAGGCGATGATCTTGCCTGGCGTTCCGGGCATCGCCCACAACGCAAGCGAGTTGCGCGGGTCGATTGCCGACCAGATGTTGGCAATGTCTGAACGCGAATAGGTCTCGAAGAACCAGCGATTGAACTTCTCGTCAGCAATCGGCGTAACCTCTTGCCCGTCGCACATCATGAAGCCGCGCTCGGACAGGAAGAAGATCAAGCGCCCGACGTTGCACACCGAGCTTTCGGCCATGACGCCGACCTCTTGGCTGATCTCGTCGAACTGAAAAATGATGTCCAGCCCGCCCTCGACGCCGACATAGGTGGCGCGAACCACGCTTTTGTCGGTGAGGATAATTCCGTATTCCCCTCCAACCACCTTGCGAACCGTGCCCCACAAGCTGGGCTGGCGGTCGGCTTGGTTTACGCCGAGCGTCCAAGTCGAAACATCGTTGAACTGGCACCACTGAATGTAATTGTCGTCGGTCAGGACCATCACGAAGTCACGGACAGCGGCAACGTCAATGCAGCCTGTCGGGCCATCCGTGACCCCAACCGGCGTGTCGGTAATCATGTCGTGAACGTAGATGCCGAGTGTGCCGTTACAGAACACAATGTTGTCGCCGAACTGCGCGGTCTTCATCCGACCACTCAGCGGCCATGTGTAGACGTTGATCCAAGCGGCGCCGTCCCAACGATCGACCGCCATATTGACGCCGAGATCATCGCGTGCGGCCAGCAGCCAGCTCGTATGATCTGATGCGACGAATGAGCCGCCGCCGAGGAAAGCCCCGCCGAGCGTGGTTGTGATTGCCTGCCGATCCTTGACGGGCCGATAGCCGTTGCCAATGACAAGGACGTTGTTCGCCCTGGTGAGAACATTGCCACTTAGGTCTGGCGTCCACTCACCGAACGCATATGCCTTTGTCGGCATCAGCAACGCGATCCGCGAACCTGGGTAGTGATCGAAGGCACCAGCGGCCCCGCCCCGTAACGGTCGTTGCGCGCGGACTTGTTGATCCGCGAAACCACCTCATCGACGAGACCCTTCCATTGGGCAGCTCTAGTCGCGTTATCGAGGTAGATTTCCGCGTTGTAGAGCGTGCCGTAGAGATAGGCGTCTGGGTATTGCTCGAGCAGCCAGTTGGCCGGCGCATAAATCGACAGCGGATCGAGCCGCGCGTAATAGTCCATCGTCAGCAGGACCGTGTCGGACGGCGGCGGAACCAGCCTGATCCCGCCCGACACGAGGGCATAAGCAACCGGTATTCCCGTAGTGCCGTCGAAGTCCTGCCGGATGGCCGTTGGTGAGATACCCCTTAACGGTCGATCCGGTGAACCCTCCTCGTAAATCGCCCGCATCGCCAGATAATCGCTTGGCAATGGAGTATCTTCGTCGGTTGCCGAGAAGGTGACGGTGCGCTCGGTCTGAGGGGTCCGCAACTCGCGGCTGAACATCGCCTCGGCAAGCTGGATGAACGTCGGGATTTTCGCCTCAAAGTCGTCGCGGTCGAGCCAGTCGGCCACGGCGACCTTGAGCGCGTCCAGATCGGGAATTGCGCCCGGTGTCGAGACGCTAAGCGAAATCGTCATTAGTCTTCAGCCGATTCCAGGGTCACGGTGAAGACTTCCGCCGAAGCCGGCGTATAAGCGCCGCGAGCTTCGAGCAGACCGTAGAGCGACAGATTGTTGACGTTGAGTTCGCAGGTTGCGTTACCAGCAGCACCGTCGGTCATCGCCTTGTCGATGGTCACGTCAACCGAGCCGACGTAGTTCGCGGCCTTGTCCGTTGACCATGCGCCGTTGTCGCCGTTGGCACAGGTGATCGAGCTGGTCGTATAAAGGTGAAGGCGAACCGAGGCGTTGGTGACGCTCGTCCCGGTTTTCGACACGCGGATACGGCGAATCTGCGCCGACCGGCCCGAACCTTTGGTGACCGGGTTGAAGGTCATCGCAACCACCGAGCCGGCAGTGGTTGAGTTCGCCATGAGATCGCCCGAGGCATAGGCGGTCGTGTCCGCAGGGCGCGTGAAAGACGCCGACGGAAGCCTCCGTAGGATAGTAGCCATTGATGTGGTGCTTTCTGCTTAGATGGTGAAAGGTGTACGCTTGAGGTGCCGCCAGTCGGAGCTGTTGAGCAGTCGCTTCACAGCCTCGCCATGGTCGGGGTTCATTACGTCCACACCGTATTCGACCAGCCACTTGAGCATGATCGAGCAGGGAATGCGTGCGGCGATGTAGCCATCACCCATCTTGTGATTGCCGTGGTTCTGGTCCCGCTTGTTCTGGTCCAGGATCGGCTGCACATCCTGTTCGTACGAGATGTAGGTTTTATCCTCCGTCTCGTCGTAGGAATGGAACGTTTTGAGACCCGTTGCCGGGTCGTAGTCGAGCAGTCGTTTTATCATATGGAAACGGCGGCAGATTGCTCCGCCGCCGCCCCTTTACAGATGATCAATTGACTAGCTCGTGGTCAGATCCGCCACGATGCCCGAGCCCTTCTCGTTGCACGCTTCAAGCGTGAACTCGACGCTCAGGAGCTGGCGGTCGCTGTGGCCGGTCTTGGCGAGGTCTTCGACCTTGAACGGCTGGTAGTAGCACAGCTTCCACATGTTCGGATCGACCACCAGCGCCGAGCGCGTACGCGAGAACTGGCTGTAAACCATGTTCACGCGGCCGAAGTCCGACACGTAAACGTCGGCGCCGGCAACGATCGTCGCAAGCTGTCCACCCGCCTGCTGGCGCTGCTGGGCAATGCCCTCGAAGGTCGAGGCCGCCTGCTTGTTGAACGAGCCCATGAGCACCATCGCGCCATCGACTTCGCCGCCGTTGTCGGCCATCGCGGCCAACACGGTCTTGAGCATCGATTCATCGAACGCGCGCTGGGTGCCATCCGTGGCCGCAGCCTGGATGCCGCCCGAGAACGCGGTGGACGAGCCACCCGTGCCGCGGCTGACGTTGGTCTGGATCCACGCCTCGAACCCGGCGCACTCGCGGGCGGTGCCCGCAGCGCCGGCAGCCGATGCATAGTTGCCCGTCAGACGGGCTTCCATGTCGCGCTTGATCTCCTTGATGCGCTTGGAGCGCTGGTAGGAGAGTTCGTCGTCACGACCGGCCTTCGCGCCCACGCGGTTGGAGCTGGCGACCTGGATCACCTTGTCCATCAGCTGGGTGTAGTTGCCGAGGCGGACGGTGGCGGTCGCCGAATCGTTGCTCGGGTCGTCGCCTTCGATCACCTTGTTGGTGCCGTCAGCGGCGGCGAGGGCGTCGGTCTGCCACTCGTGGTTCTTCTGTGCTGCGCTGCCCTTGCCGATGCTCGACATGAAGGGCGTTTTCGTCGGGGAGATGTCGTGAATGACATCGGTCAGGTCTTCCCGGCGGCCCACCGCTTGGTAGGTCTGATAAGTGCCTGAAGGAACGGCCATTGATTTGGCTCTTTCTTATTTGGGTTTGGTGAAGAAGGAGTCGAGCACGCGCTGGGTTGCGCGCGGGTCTCCTTGACGAAGGAGCTCTCGGTCCTGAGCGTATTGGTTCTGCCGCGCGGCACCTGGAGCCTGGGCTGAGCCCGGCTTGGCGACTCTCGGCAAATCCTTCGCGGCACGCACTTTCTCCATCTTCTTCGCTTGCAGGGCATCGTACTTCTCGGCTTTCGCCTTCCAGTCCGCTGCCTTGCGCATGGCGAGAATGTCGGATGCGCGTGCCTGACCGATCAGCTCGTCGGGATACCCCAACTCCTTGGCGACGGCGGTGAGCTTGCGTTGAAGCTCGGGACCGGTCGTAGGGTCGGTATATTCCGGAAAATGTTCGACGATGACGCGGTGCTGTTCCGCTAGCGTTGCCTGCTCCATTTGCATGGCGCGGGCCTGTGCCTGCTGGGCGTATGTCTGGGCCTGCTGCTGCAACTCGCGTTGCTGGGCAATCTTGGCCTCATAGTCCGCCTGCATGGCATAGAACGCCTGCGGGTCATGCTGTAGCAACGCCGGATTGGGGCGCTGCGGGGCAATCTGCTCCGCCAGGCTTTGGTAGTGCTGTGCGTAGCCCTGCTCGATCTGGGCAAGCTGCTGGATTGCCGCCTGCTCCGTGTCCTGCTTGGCGCGCACTGCCTCCTGGGACTTGGTTTGAAGGAATCGCTCTCGCTCGCTTTCGCGTTTCGCCAGATATTCCTGGTCTTCGCGTGGAAGCTTTGCGAAGCGTTCTTTCGCTTCTGCGTCCCACGATACCGGCGGGTCGATGGGAGGAAGATCGTCGGCTTCCTCTTCGAGTTCCGGATCGTCTTCGGCTGACGGCTCTTCGCCATCCTCCGGGGATAGTTCGTCCTCTTCTTCCTTGTGGTTCTCCGGGTCCGCAAAGGCTGCGTTCAGGCGGTCTTCGGGGCTGAGTTCCACGGATGGAGCTTCGCCGCCGACTGCCGCCTCCTCATGAGGCTGCTGGGTCATTGGTCTCTCTCTTCTTGTTGTTGGCCGTCTCTCCGGCTGTCACAGTTGGCGGGTAGGCCCCGCTCTTGTTGTTATTCAGTCGATGGCGCGGCCGAACCCGATCTCGCGCGGGGCTCGCCAAATCTCTTCGCCCTTGCTGTCGAGCAGGCCGGTGAACACTTCTTCATGATCAGGCACATCGAGCGCTGGAATCAGCGGCACATCGTCATCCCACTCACACCTGATCTTCGCCCTTGGGCGCGCGGTGTAGCGCGGCACTAGACACCCACGACTTTCAGCAGCCGCTGTTGGGCATCCGACATCTGCTCGATCTTCTCCGCTTTCAGCTTGTCGCGCTGCGCCAGATCGCCGGCGCGGATGATCTCCGCCATGCCCGACTGAAGCGTGTCCACGACCCTCAGTGCAACCGAGAGCGTCGTGAGCTTGTCGGCGCGGGTGCCGGGATGAAGCTCGGCGATCGCCACTTCCGAGATGCGACCCGTGTATTCCTTCCGCAAGTTGTCGAACATCGGCGTCAGGAACTCGTCCAATGCCGCTTGGGCCCGCTGCGCTCTGGCGATCCGCTCGCTCATTCCTCGATCTCCGCCAAGGCGTTGTTCAGGACTGCCCGCAATTCCTCATTCGTGACCGTTTTGGCGTCCATGCACATCAGGGCCGCTAGAAGCTCGATCAGCACTCGCCCCGGCGGTGTCGGGACGACGAGGCTGATGGTCACCTATTTAAAGCGCCGCCCGGGCGCATCTTCGCGATCTTCGCCTGATTATCGAGCTGCGCCGAGTGCTTGGCCGCCTCCAAAAGCATCTGCTGGTGGTCGAGCCACGTTTGCAAATTCTGCTCACGAAGAGCCAATGCCGCTTCTTGATGCTGGCGCATGATCTCAAGCTGGGCTTCATCGGCGTGCTGCGCGGCCATCTGCTGCAACTTCATCTGGTCGGCTTCCCGCTGCGCCTCGATCGCCTGTTGCTTGACCTGAACCTGCGCCATCAGCGCCTGAACCTTGGGGTCGGGCGGTTGCTGCTGTGGAATCGGGTTGCCCTGCTCGTCCTTGGGCGGCTCGGTGAACAAGTCGTTCGGAGCCAAGCCGAAGTCGCGGGCCAGCCCAATTGCGTTGTTGTAGAGGTTGTCCTCGGTGACGATCTGCGAGCCAGCCTGTTTCAGCAGCGCCTGGACCTGGCCAAGTGCCTGACGGCCCATGATCCGGTCTTCCTTCGATCCGGAACCAAGCCCAACAACAACCTGCACCTCAAGGTCTTCGGGCCACTGCGACGGATCGACCTGGCGATATTGCCCGTCCACCCTGATCTGGAACGGCTGCGCGTATTTGCGCATCAGTCCGACCTTCTTCATGAACAGCCGGGCAACGCCTTCCGCGAAGTTGCGGATGATGTAGCGCTCCATCTGCTGGCCGCGGCTCATCAACTGGGCCTGACCCTTGGCCGTCTCGTTAAGCGTGTCCTCGTCCACGCCCTTGTTGAGGCGGGTTATGCCGGTCCTGGACTCCCTCTGCCGAATCTTGAACTCTATGGCCTGCATGGCGACCGAACTCATGTCGTTGGGCCGGTCGGCCTCGGGCCTGATCTGACCTTTCCACCGCACGACGGCGCCGGGGTAGACCGTCAGTAGGTCATCGATCGTGTGATCGCCGACGCTATCCTCGTTGACGTAAGTGCGCGGCTTCAGATTGTGGTAGAGCCCGTCGAGCATGTTGCGCTCTAAGACCGTGTTCACGCGCTGAATGTCGGTTGTCTTGTCGGCCAGCGATTGACCGATCAAGCGCCCCTGCATCGGGTAGGGGCACCAATATTCAAACGGTTGGTAGTCAACTTCATGAATGGCGATCTGCCCACCGCGAAGCAGGATTGTATCCCCGACACGGTGAACGCACAGCCGTTCGGCAATGCCGTCGCCATTCAGGTCGTAGAGCGGGTATTCCTCTTTCAGCCAGAGCTTGCGGTTGGCGCCCTTGCGATCGTCGCTGATGAAGGTGTTACGGCCATCGTCTCTCGCGAACGACACCGTATCGGGCTCGCCGCTGTCCCTGATGGTGTCGAACTGGTCGCCATCGAAGCCCATCTCCACCAGCTCGGAAACGCTCTTCTGAACGAAGTGAGCAAGGTAGATTGCGCTATCCAGATCGCGGGCATCGGGAGCGACCCTGAACTCCTCCAGCGGAACATGGTAGTCGGGGAATGTCGCAGCCGTCTCTTCCAGCGTAACGGCATGGATCATGGGTGAGCCGTCCACCGGGTGAATCTGGTCGGTCTCCTGAGCCTGGATTGCATTGTCCGGCATCATCGCCGGGTGATACAGCCCCTCGACACGCTTGCGCTTGCGCTCGACGCATGATTTGACCACTCCGATCTTCTCAAGCAGCCCCGCTTTCGACCAGTCGTGGATCAGTCGATAGCCGGATTTCCTCCGGTAGATATAGTGCATGGCCTCGGTGACATCGTCGGCCAGGTCTTCATCATTCTCGTTGGCGGGCTCGAACTCGACCACTCGGCCAGAGGCGACAAACGCCTCAAGCACGGAGGTCAGCATGTAGTCGGCGGTCTCGGCGACATCGCGCGCCACGACTTGGCTGCGCCCGTCCTCTTCGTCGCCGTACAGATCGCCGTTGTAGGATTTGATCGCCGTCTCGACCTCATCCATCAACGTCCCGTCGAAGGCGCGGGATTCTTCGTCGCGGAGGAACGAGAGGAATGCGGGATCGATCATCGCGCCCGGCTCTCCCAATCGTCGATGGTGTTCACTGCGCAAAGATGCGTGATGAAGTGAGACGCGGTTTCCGGCGTTACGCGCTCACCGATCAGCCCATCAGCGGTGTAGTGGTGATTGGCCCACGTTCCGCGTTCGGTGCGTATGCAGGGGACGTGATGAACGTCGCGGTATACCTCCGCCATTAGACGATCCCCCTTGCGCTGTATTTGATTTCCTGAGCCTTCTTTGGCTCTTCGTGGGCAATGCACATCAAGCCGAAGGCGTCCGCCCCGTGGCTCGACCAGTCGTGCTCCGGACCCAGCCCGATGTCGCGGTTTTCGTCTTTCCGCTCGTGATACCAGCCCAAGGCGTCTCTTCCGCCCTCGGTGGCTGCCTCGTTGAAGCTGATCGACGGGAAAAGCCGCCGTGCCGCCTCAACCCGCTTCATCGCCGCTTGCTTGCCCTGGTTCTTCACAACGTTGACGCGGAAGCCGGCGGAACGAATGTGATCCTCGAACTTGTCGGCGGTCAAATGATCCGGCGCTGCGCCGTCGTGGGGCAAGTAACAGAGCGCGGATCCGTAACCGTTGTCGCGCAGCCAATTAAGGTGGGTCGCCAACGGCTGACCAACGGCCTCGTAATAATTCAGCACCCTGATCTGCGACCCGACGAACTGTGCCACCCAGATTGCTGTCGCGTCCCTTGTGCCGATGTCCCAAAACGCCCGGTATTCCATCAACGGGTCCGGGGCGACGACGCCAATTCTCCCCTCCGCCTTAGCGGCCGTAAGGCTGGCGGCATAATAAGCGCCCTCGGCGATCGTCACGTAATCGCCTTCCCAGATGTGCTCGTACTGATCCGGATGTATCCTGAGACAGTCGAGACGCTCTTGCTCGAGCTCGGCGGTAAACCATGGGTTGTCGCGCCAGTTGGCCTGGACCACCACCGCCCCGGTCGGAATTTCCTTCCCCCGAAACATCACGTCCACCGGATCCGACTTCCGCCGCCCGTTCCAACTCCACCACATCTGCGAGCCTCGGGCGCGCATTGTCGGTCGGTACAGTGATATGCTCTTGGCCGTTGCGCCCTGCGCCTCTTCCCACCAGCCTCGCTTGAAACCCTCCAGCGACTTGATGCTATCGGCGGTGTAGTCGTTCATTCCCTTGAAGATGATTAGCCCATCGCCTGGCGTGGTGATTACGTCGCGGTAAACCTTGAAGCCGTCCGCCTCACCTAATCCAAACGTGGCGAGCTTGCTTTCCAGCAACAGCTTGGACGATTGCGCCAAGTCCTTCTGTATCTCGCGGATGCAAACTGATCGCAGGCCCTCGCCAGCGCTCTCTCCCGGTTCGGCAAGGCTGTCCTCAATGAGCAGCCCGGCGAAGAAGTGCGACTTGCCTGACCCCCTCCCTCCATGGGCCGCCTTGTCTCTGGCCGGCGCCAATAGCGGGGTGAAGACCTCGGCGGTCTCAATTTCCAGGACGGACAACGGTTCGCCTGATCTCATGAATCAGCGGGTGATCCGGGTCGCCGGACACCTGAAGCGGCAGAACCTTCCCGACCAACGTCATGAACGCAGTCGGATTATCTCGCGACTGCGCGACCAAGTATTCAACGCCGCCAGCCTGATCGAGCGCCTGAATGACCATCTCTTTAACGGCGGCTTGGATCTTGTTGGGCGAGCCCTTGGGCCTTCCCCTGCCGGCGGCTGGCGGATTTTTTTCCACTAAACAAATTCCCCTCGCTTTACCGCTGCACGATGGCTGGGCGGTTTCAGGGACGGCGCGCTTAGGTGCGGATCGCGACCTTCCAGTTTTGACCGGCATATGGAAACAGGTCGAAGAACTGCTCCGTGCCGGCTTGCAGACGATAGTCGTTGGTCGTCGCCGTGGGGTTGGCGGCAAACGCGACGTAGACCGCTTCGTCTGATTGCACGCCAACGATCCGGGTGTTGCTGGCGAAGGCGGCCGATTGCTGCGACGTTCCTGTTGCGGTGAGCGCGGTTTGCGCAGTGACCTTCCGCCCCGCCGGGACCACCGGATAGCCGTCCCCGCGCGCAGGGGCGCAATACTCGATGATCCGTGTTGCCATGTTGGCCCTCGCTTGTGCTAATAGGGGTCTGTGGATGAAGAATATCGGATCGCGGGCGAGGCAGACGGGGTTCAGGCGATCCTCGTCGCGCTGCTTGTCGCGCTTAAGGAAAGCAATCCCCAGCTCGTCGCCGATACGTTTGCTCTTGCTAAAGCACTAGCGGATGAAACCCGGAGCGTCGAAGTTCATCCCGCTCAGCGCGCGGCGTTCAACGAAACCATCCATGGATTGGCGAGGTCGGTCCTGACCCCGATTACTGATACCGCATCGTATAGTCGTAATCGAGCATCCCAAGGCCGGTCCCGCCATAGCCAATAAAGAACTTGCCGTACTTGTTGGGATCGCCCGCCATGTCGTTCACGGTGTCAAAGATGCCGCCGAGGAATTGGGCAACCCGTGTCCACGTCGCGCCGTTATCCGTGCTGATCCAGAAGCCGTAGCCCGTCGCGTCCGTGGCATCGATCGGCGTGTTCATTCGGTAGCCAATCACGCCTAGGGTCAAGTAGCTCGAATTGTAGAAAGCCTTGCCGACGCCAAAGCCGAATATCTCGGAGAAATGCGTTCCGGCCCCCTGGTCGTCAGTGCCGGTAACTTCGCTCCAGTTCGCCATTCCATCCGTAGAGCGCCACAACCCGTGGCCGTTGTCCCCAGGACACCAATACCATTCGCTCGCACTGGACCCTTGTGTGAACTTGCCCCACCAGAAATCGACGTTGCGGTTGATGATGTAACCGGACTTAACCCGAGTAATCGTCGGCGTGCCGTTGCTTAGGTTAATGTCGATCCGCCAGATGCCGCGACAAGCTAAATCACTCGCCCCGCCAGTCCCGTCGCCCATATTGTAGAAATAGGCGCGGCCCGAAGTGTAGCGGTCTTTAACCAGGATTCGCCTGGCGATGTTGTACGCGTTCTGCGAAACGATGGCGCCATTGTCGCCGATCGTCAGGAGCGACCAGGTCGAACCGCGATTGGTCGTCAGATAAACGCCGTTCTTCGCCCCGTTGCCGGCTGGCGGTTGAACCGAATTGGTCTGCGTCTGAAGCCACACGTCCTTCGACAGGACCGCGATTTGCCCGCCACCAGCACCACCGCTTGCGGTCGGGAGAGTGTCGAGCCGGGTCCAGGTCGTGCCCCGGTCGGTTGTATATCCCGTCCCGCGTCCGCCGCTGTAAAAGGTCGCCGCCCAGAAGGCGTTGTCCTCTGGAGCGTAGTCAACCATCTGGCTGTGCTGGAGATTGTCGGCATTATCGACGCCGTGCCTGTCAGGATACGTTACCCCGACGCTCAGCTTAGGAAGAATAAATGTCCCTCTGTCGAGGCAGGCGTAACCAACAGTCCCGTCCGGCGCCACGGTGATATTCATCGACACCATGTTTTCGATACCCGGGGACACCTCGACCCAGTTTGGGCGGCTGCTGGAGTTTATCGATGTCGAGGGGCTATCGTATTTCCAGACCCCGATGCCTTCGGCGACCCACAGGCGATTGACGAGCGGATCGAACTCGATGTCGCCGTTGCCCATGAAATCTTCTTTGGTCCACGCCTGCCAACCGATGTTGGTGGCAGTCCTGGCGCTAAGCGTGCTGTTCGCGCCCCCTATTGTCCACGTCGCGCCATAGTCCGTGGAAACATCCAGACCACCGCCGCCGCTTACGCTCCACACGTGCCCCGCATTATGCGGGCTGATCGCGACGGATTTGCAGGTCTTACCCGCGGGCTCCGTCCAAGCCGACCCGTTCCACCTGCGGAATTGGCCCTGCCCATCGGCGCCGTCGCCGGTTAGATAGACGTAGCCGTTGCTGCCGATCTTCATGTGGGAGGCGGCGGTTGGCGTGGTCGTCGGCTGTGTCGGGGTGGTCCACGTCGATCCGCCGTTGGTGGACTTCCTCAGCCCCGTCCCGTTGATGAAAACGTAAATGCCCTGCTTCTTGCCACTGACCACGCTCGAGTTCGGATCGAACGCGACACACATCCGCTTGCCGGAGGTGGGGGCGGGAATCGTCCCGGTCGAAACCGTAGTCCAGTTCGCCCCATAATCGGCGGTGTAGAACAGACCGTTGGGCGAGCCGAAGAAACAGACCGCCGGGTTTTGCGGATCGACCGCCAGCGGTTGACCCGACGAGCGGTTCGTTTCGTTCGGGTTGCAGTTCAGCTGCTGCGCGAGATTGCATTTGGTATAAGTTGCTCCGGCAG